CCCTTGGCTGCTGTCTGTACCACCAATGGTGGCCTGATCGATAATCACGCGCAAATGGTAGTCAATATCGCCTACGAGAGGCTTAAGTTACTTAGTTTAGATATAGATTTGTCAAATGCATCTGCTCGCGATTTAGTTGAGAACGGGTTCTGTGATCCTGTTCGCCTATTCGTTAAACAGGAACCGCATTCCAGACGTAAGTTAAGGGAGGGCCGCTTTCGGCTAATCTCATCGGTTTCGGTGGTTGACCAGCTGATTGAGCGTCTTCTCTTTTCTGTTCAGAACAATCTTGAGATCCTGACATGGGCTTCCATTCCCTCCAAACCAGGCATGGGCTTGAGCTTGAGTTCACAAGCTCGCCAATTGTTTATGGATTTGAAGGTGAAACACCAGCGCGCCCCTGCGGCCTGCGCTGATATTTCGGGTTTCGATTGGTCCGTCCAGGGATGGGAATTCGGAGCGGAGCTATATATGAGACGCAGACTGATGGGTCCAGCTCTCTTAGACAATAAGAGGTTGCTCAACGTGCTGAAACACCGTTTCCGGTGTTTTAGCCTCAGTGTGTTTCAGTTATCAGATGGAACTTTGATAGAACAACTGGAGCCAGGAATTATGAAATCCGGGTCGTATCTAACCTCATCCATGAATTCTAGAATCAGATGCCTAATGGCGGAGCTGATCGGAGCACTTTGGTGCATAGCGATGGGGGATGATTCGGTTGAAGGTTTTGTTCCTAATGCTCCTGACAAATACGCCGCCCTGGGACACACCTGTAAAGAGTATCAAACTTGTCCAGTTGATTACTCTGGTAACTTGCAGTCGGTTGATTTCTGCTCTCACTTTATTTCAGAGAGTTCAGTTTTCCTGGCCATGTGGCCTAAGACTCTATACAGGTATTTAAGTAGCACCAGGCCTCAATTCGAGGATATTAAAGCCGAGTTAAATTCGTCGCCGAAGTGGAATCAGATAGCTAGATATCTTCGGTCGATCCAGCTGGACGATCGACAAAACTAAACATTTAAGTAGCTCTCTTAAGTAGAAATGGCACCCGCACGTAAGAAAACACCTGCGAAGAAAGTAGTCGTCCAGGTTCGGCCGCCCCGGCGTCGGACACGTCGGTCGCGTTCTGGACAGGGATTAACTAGTATCACTAGGGCTCCCTCGGCTATGGGAAGGAACACAACGTCAATTAGTCCTCAGATTGTGACACGCAATGGTACAACCATTGTTCGCAATTGCGAGAGTATTACGACGTTGACTAGCGCAATTTTAATTCCAGGAGCAGAGATCGTAGGCAATATTCCGCTATCAGCGCGAAACACAGCTAGTTTGCCATGGTTAGAGCGAGTCGGTGCTTTGTACTCAAAGTATAGATATCGGAACCTACAGGTGGTGTACGAGCCATATTGTCCGACAAATACGTCGGGCCAACTAGTTATGGCTCTCGTTTATGATTTTAACGATACCACTACTTCACCTAGTAGTACGACCATATTGCAGACCGGCGGAAATGTACGATGCTCTGTCTGGGATCATAGCCAACCTTTGCGCTATGATGTGGCGAAAGCTGCACAACCGTGGTATTATAGTAGACTTAATCCCGCAGCCAACACCCAGGCTAATCTATCAGTGCCCGCTTGGTTAATTTATTCCATCTTTAGTTACTCTGTAGATCAGGGACTAGGACGCATTATGTGTCACTATGATGTTGAGTTTTGCGACCCTGTAGCGCCAGGCATTAATAGTTAGGTAATCATTAAATGCATCCGCAGCTCATATGGCAGGAGGGGCTTTTCAAGAAGACTGCCGGTGAACCCTACCAAGTGGGACCATTCAGACGACTAGGCG